GGAACGCAAACCTGACTACGCAACAATGAGCCGGAGACCAGGGATCGGTCGAGGATGGTTTCAACAGTACGCGTCGGATGTGTTCCCCGACGATTTCGTGGTTATGAACGGGAAGAAGATTAAGCCGCCGCGTTATTATTCTCGGCTGTTAGAGCTTGAAAAGCCGGAACAGTTCGCTATGGTGAGAAAGCAACGCGAACTGGATGCAATTAGACGAGAGGGGGATAACACTCCTGAACGTCTAGCTGTGAAAGAACAAATTCAACAAAGTAAGTTTAAACTTTTGAAACGAGGGTACGAAAATGGTTAACAAGGTGTTTGCGATTTATGACTCAAAAGCGGAAGCGTACATGGTTCCCTTCTTCCAACCGACCAAAGGCCAAGCGCTCAGGATGTTCCAAGACAGCTGTAATGATCCTAAAAGTCAGCTTAATAAGCACGCTGCTGACTTTACTTTATTTGAGCTTGGCGAGTACGATGATCTAACGGGGACGTTGACTACACATGGAGCCAAGATCAATTTGGGAAATGCTTTGGAGTTCGTTAAAGTCGATCATCGACTGGCTGTTAAGAAGGCAGTGAACTCACTGCCGGGTATGCCAAATGGTCATTTAGACCTTGAAGAAGAAGCGAGGAGCGCACTTTGAAGAATATGAAATCAGTTATGACACACTCGTTTGCCGAGATTCCTGAGGCAAACATTCCGCGATCGAAATTCGATCGCTCTCACGGTTACAAAACCACATTTGATGCTGGTTATCTTATTCCTGTATTCCTAGACGAGGCTCTTCCTGGGGACACTTTCAATTTACATATGTCCTCCTTTGCCCGTCTTGCTACTCCTCTTCACCTTTTCATTGTCAATCTCTTCCTGGATTCATTCTTCTTTGCGGTTCCTTACCGCTTAGTGTGGAATAACTGGCAGAAGTTCAACGGCGAACAAATAGATCCAGATGATTCAACGTCTTATGTAGTTCCCACGATGGAGGCTACGGCTGTTACCGGTTACGAGGCTCAGTCTCTTCACGACTACATGGGTCTCCCGACTGGGATCCCGGATTATGAACATATTTCTCTCTTCCATCGTGCTTACAACCTCATCTGGAACGAATGGTTCCGAGACCAGAATCTTCAAGATTCTGTTGTTGTTGATCGCGATGATGGACCCGATTCTCCTACTGATTATGTGCTTCTTCGGCGCGGCAAGCGGCACGATTATTTTACTTCGTCTTTGCCGTTTCCTCAGAAAGGACCCTCCGTAGAGTTACCGCTTGGAACTGAAGCGCCGATCATGGGTCTTGGCGTCGTCAATCGGACGTACGGCACGGCAGGTCAGGCTGTTTACGAAACGGGCGACACGTCTACCACAACCTACGCCTTTTCTAAGAGTATCGACCCAGCAAGTGCGAACACTGGTCTCTACGTCCGTGGTACGGCGGCTGCTGATGGTATTCTCTCTGTGTATGCGGATCTGTCTTCCGCGACTGCGGCGACGATCAATCAACTTAGACAGGCCTTTCAGATTCAAAAAATGTATGAGCGTGACGCTCGTGGAGGCACTCGGTATGTGGAAATTATCCGTGCTCATTTCAATGTTGTTTCTCCTGATTTTAGGCTTCAGAGGCCTGAGTATCTAGGCGGCGGATCTACACCGATTAACATTCACCCGGTTCCTCAAACGACTCCTAAACCGGCTGCTGGCACTATCACCCCTCAAGGTAATTTAGCTGCATTTGGTACTGCTTCTATCTCTGGTCATGGCTTTACAAAGAGCTTCACTGAGCACTGCCTTATCATTGGCTTAGTTTCTGCGCGTGCGGATCTGAACTATCAACAGGGAATCAATCGAATGTTCCGACGAAGGACTCGAGACGACTTCTTTTGGCCGGAATATGCCCACCTGGGGGAACAAGCCGTGTTGTCAGAAGAAATCTATATCGACGGCACCGCAGGGGACCAGACCGTCTTCTGTTACCAGGAACGCTATTCGGAAATGAGATATAAGCCGAGCATCATCACGGGAAAGCTCAGGTCGAGCGACCCTGGAACGCTGGACAGCTGGCACCTGGCGCTGAACTTCGCCAGTAGGCCGACTCTAAACCAGACGTTCATCGAGGATCAGCCGCCGTTCGCGCGAGTGGTGGCTGTACCGTCGGAGCCGAATTTCATCTTCGATGGATTCTTCGACTACACCCACACCCGCCCGATGCCGACCTACTCGGTCCCGGGCATGATCGATCACTTCTAATGTGGGGAGCATTCGCGAACCTAATACCGACACTGCCCGACTTCGCCGGCGAAGGACTCAGAAGCCTAGTAGGAGGAGCGACTAGCAAGGAACGCAAGAACTACATCACCGACACGAGAAAACTGCGAAAGCAGGAATATCAAGACATGATGTACTCGATGCGAAAAGCAGGACTCAACCCAATCCTCGCAAGCGGAGCAACGCCAGGGCACTCAGCGGCAATGACCTCAAGCAGCATGTCGCATGCGGGCAGTGCAGGGGTCGGATCGGCGATGGCAGCGCACCGCCAGGCGGGCGTCGCGGAGAAGAAATCCGACAGCGAGATCGGACTAAACTCGGCGAAAACCGAAAGAGAAAAAACGGAAGCAGTGAACTCCCTATTCGGGAGGGCAAATATCCTGCAACAATATGACGAAACGAAAGCGCGAATCGAAAATATCAACCAAGCGACCTACACGTCAGCTGTAGACGCACGACTCAAGGAAAAGAAGGGAAACCTAACGGACGCAGAAACCGACAAGATCCGACAGGAAGCAGGCTTCCTAACAGAGACCGGTGGATACGGAAAAGACCTGGAGGGAGGATTAATGCAGTTCCTCCGACCCTGGCTTAACAGCGCGGTCGAAGACTACCGCGCACCGAGGGACTAACAATGGCGAAAGACGGAACTCAGTTCTACACGAAGCGAGTAGACGATCACCCGGGCGGGGGCCCGGTGATGACGAAACAAGACCAGAGGGACTCCACGGATATCAATCTGATCATCGAAGCATTCCGTAACACTGGGCAGACACCCATGAGCTCCAGAGGGGTCCCGAAGTACGGAGACTTCACGATGAGCACCGACCTGGCGGAAAACATCCAGGCGGTTCGGGATGCGGAAGCTCAGTTCATGAGCCTGCCGCCGAGGGTGCGAGAACTGGTGGGAAACGATCCTGTGCAGTTCCTGGAGGCGATGGCGGACGAGGGGGGACGAAAAGCTCTGGAGGAAGCCGGTCTCAAGATCTGGGAGGATCCTGCCCCGCCTGCAGCCCCTCCGGTTGCCCCGGAGCCGCCTGTCAGTTAGAACTATTCACTACGAGAGGGCGAATAGTTCAGGGGGAAATACCCCCGGCTAGCGCCCCCCCAAATGAGGTGATCTCACCATGTATCGAGCGAAGCTCTCACGATCCGGGAATCGAAAAAATTTCCGCGGTGGAGCGGGGACGCACAAGCTGAATCTTGCGCGAGCCCCGATGCGAGGCGGGTGGCGCCTCTAACGTGGCGTGCACACGCCCGATGCCGGCCGCAGGGGGGGAGGGAGTACGCCCGTACTTCCTCAAGCGATCCCAAGCTCACAGAGCAACGATCGAACTCCCCTGCGGCTGGTGTCCTGGTTGCAGAATCGACCAGGCGAGGGACTGGGCAGTCCGATGCACGCACGAAGCGATGCAGCACAAGCATAATGCCTTCATCACGCTGACTTTCAGCGACGAAGGCCTAGCAGACAGAGAGGAGAAAGACAAAACTAACCGGCACAGCGTAGCTGTGCGGGACTGGCAACTATTTGCCAAACGACTGAGAGAAAAGATCGGAGAGTTCCGATTCTTAATGTCGGCAGAATACGGAGAACCGCCTAACGGCGTAAGCATTGGATTCCGGCCGCACTATCACGCACTGATATTCGGCCAGGACTTCCACGAGGATAGAGTGCAATGCCTAGACAAGAATGGGGCTACCTACTTCCAGAGTGCTGCACTTGCCGAGCTGTGGCCGAGAGGGAGACACGACATCCGGGCTTGTGTGCCGGAGACAATCAATTATGTCTCCCGTTACGTCCAAAAGAAACTACGGAAGAGAGATGCACCAGACACTCGGTACCAACGTGTAGACATAGCCACTGGAGAAGTGTTCGACGTCGCACCCGAGTTCGCAACGATGAGTAGGAGGCCAGGAATAGGGGCTCACTGGTGGGATAGATACAAAGATGACGCCTTCCCAAGTGACTTCGTGATCATCAGAGGAAAGAAACAACCAGTACCAAAATACTATTACGAAAAACTAAAAGCAGAAAAACCGGAACTAGCAGCGCTAGTCAGGGAAAAACGGATTAAGTCGGCGGCAGACCACGCCGCTGACGACACGCCCGAGCGGAGGCTTGTAAGGGAGGAGGTGATGAGGAGAAAGCTGAGCAGAGCAAATAAGGGCAGTCTCTAGCAACGAAAAAGCAACATAAAGAGATAACATGCCAAAAAACCCAAAGAAAAATAAAAAAACAGTATGGACAAAACGTAATATAACACTATAATCCCCTCCATGGACAACAAAAGCCTGCGGGCGTGGAGACGGGAAAATGAATACAGAGGAACGAGAACTAGTCAAGAAAATCCGAGAGGCCGAAAAGGAATTAGCGTTAGGAATAGAGAAAAGAAATGCGGGTATGACCGCCTATCGAAAAGCACAAAAGAAATATTCGGAACTCATGGCGCAAGCCGCCAAAAACCTAATGGAAAAGAAATGAGCAACAAGCAGAAGATCGTGACCTTGGTTAGCAACATCATCAGCGCCATTCTGGGCGCATTGACCGGATACTTCGGAGCCTAACATGAAGAACAAAATCTACGCGGTGCACGATATCAAGGCAGAAATCTTCAATCTGCCCTACTTCGCCACAAACGACGAAGTGGCAATTCGAAGCTTCAAGGGAGGAGTCAACGACGAAACGACAGACCTGGCGAGAAACCCAGAAGACTATTCGCTGCACTATCTCGGCGAGTACGACATGGAAACGGGAATGATCACCGGAGAAGGTCCGAAGGTGATCGCATTGGCCGCTCAGTTCGGAGGGATTAACAAGTGAAGACGAACGCAGGAAGCAGAGACCAATACGCATTCTCCAGGATTCCGTCGGTCACGATGCCGCGGAGCACCTTCAACCGAAGCCACGGAATCAAATCGACGATGGATGCAGGATTTCTATATCCAATCTTCGCGGACGAAGTGGTGCCGGGCGACACGATCAAGTTACGCCCGACAGTGTTTGCACGAATGGCGACACCGCTCTTCCCGGTGCTCGATAACATCTATCTGCAAACCTTCTTCTTCTTCGTCCCAATGCGACTGCTCTGGAACAACTTCCAGAAATTCATGGGAGAACAAATCAACCCGGGAGACTCGATCGCGTTCCTAACGCCGCAAATCAACAGCCCAACGGGAGGGTTCGCTCGAGGTGGACTCATGGACTACCTCGGCGTGCCGCCGCAGGCGACGGCGGGACAGGTTCACTCGGTCAACGCCTGGTGGTCGCGCGCTTATTCGTTGATCTACAACGAATGGTTCAGGGACCAAAATTTGATCAACAGCGCGACGGTAGACAGGGGAGACGGACCAGATGTGGAGGCCAACTACCCTCTGAGGCGACGAGCTAAGCCCCATGACTATTTCGCTAGTGGATTGCCATTTCCCCAGAAGGGATCGGCAATCTCCCTGCCGCTCGGAACGACGGCGCCCGTGGACTTCACACTGGCCGGAACCCCGACCTTAAAGATCGGCGGAACCGGAACAGCGGTCGGTATCCAAACGACGAGCCTGAGCGCAGGACAGGCATGGGTCCACCCTGCCGGCGGAGTAGGCGGAACGATCAACGTCGACTCAACCTGGGGAAACCTGGGGTTCACGGCTACGACAAACCTCGCGACCGCAACGGCCGCAACGGTGAACCAGCTCCGAACGGCATTCCAGCTGCAAAAGGCACTGGAGCGGGATGCTAGATCTGGGACCCGTTACACCGAAATCGTAAGGGGCAGATTCGGAGTGATATCACCAGACTCCCGGCTTCAGCG